TAGCCAGTTGAGTTTTTATCAAAAATTGAAAATGTCAATTATGAAAAATTGTTTATCTATAGATCAATATAAACAATTTATAGAGGCTGAATACAAAGAATTCTTAGCTCCTGTGTTTTTAAACACTATAACTAGGAATTTAGGTTTAACGAATTATACAAAATTTAATCATACTTTAAGTTTATCTGATGTTACTAATTCTAGAGATTATATGACTGTGTATGCTGCATTCCCTGAAATTGCAGCTATCGCTAGTTCATATACTGTAGAAGAAAGATATAGATTGACTATGGTTTATGGAGTTAGTTCGGTAAATCAATTTGTAGACCAGTCTCTAAATATATCCCGTAAAATAGTAGCTTTATTCAATAGCCCTCCTCCTGCTCACAAAATGGTAAGTTATGTGATAGGAGGTTTAGCTATTGGAGCCGGCATTTTAATGGGGTATTCTCGAATTAAATTAACTTTTAATAACTTATTTAAAGTGAGAGGCTCTCTATATGAGAACTCTTCTATGGTCAGCAAATCTACATTAGTGGATGTTATAACCAGCCCTAACCATTTGATAAATGTGTTAGTTGTAGCCCCTATTTTCGAGGAAATATTTAAAATGGCATTGGTTAAGTATTTAATTAGTCAAGGTTATTCTGGTTTTCTGTCGAAAATAGTGACTGGGTTACTCTGGGGGATCTTGGAAGGGTTTCCATTACCAACTATTTATATGGTTTTGAAGTGTATAATGCATGTTATTTTTAGTATTAATGATAACATTGTGTTAAATATTTTGAAACATTTAATATGGAATTTAGTTATCACTGTGGTAATGACTCACAGTGCCGCTCAATTGAGTGGTTCTCACTTGAAACTAGTTCTTTTGTTATTTTTAATGTATGGAACCAAGTTTATAATCTCCACGTATAGACGGAATTTGTATATAAATCTGGAAGAAGATAATTATAATTTTGATGAAATGAAAGATCATTATTATAGTGAAAATAGTCCTCAATTATATCCAATAGTTCCTCAAAAACCAGTATTATTTTCTCCTAATGAAAGCTTTGTATATAAGACGGTGCCGAATAAAATAAACCATATAGATTTTGAACAACCTCCTAGAACTGTCGTTCATGGAGACTTGGACTTAATTACGGATGGATCTCATCCCAAATTTACAATTCCTGAAAGGACTTTTCAGGTAGGTTTATTTTTTGGAAACGTCCCTATACGAGCTCCCTTGAAATGTGCTTTCACACTGCAGTGTGTCATCAACAAGCGCTTGTTAGCTGAAGTTAACTTTGGGCTTGCTGGTGAAGGACCCTGGGAATTTTTCAATCCAAGTTTTAAATTACCACAATTTGTTCTAGGCAAAGAAGCATTCGATGCGTGGTTGACCAACCAAGAACCACGCAAACGACGTAGAGCAGAAATGTCTAGAGAACTGGCCAAAAATGGAGCTCTGAAAAAATATGACAAAATAGTGATTGATAGCATGGCCAAACTTGATGAAAAATTCGTAGGACCTTGGGCAGGTAGAGAAATCCGTAACGTGCCTAGTTCAGTCAGTTTTCAAACTTGTCCTTATACAGCAGAGGCTATGAAGCGACTCAAAGCTCACTTGCAACACAATTTTGTAGATATTCTAGGAATTATGTGCTTGTGGGAAGTTGC